TTAAAATAGACTGTTAAACATATAACGCTGTCGAACATTCATTTGAAGTAGCTCCTCAAGTTCATCTATTAGTATTAAAAAGTGACTAAAATTAAAATGTATGTTACTACCATTACTGACTGCGTCATGTATCACAGTTGGAATGTGTATAGAAAATCTTGTTAAGCAAAATGGATCACGTAATAGTGCCCCTTGGCTTACAGTTATAATTGACATTGAATCATGGAAGTCTTCTGGATGAAATCGTTCAAAGGGTGCTTCAACAGAATAATTGGCATATTCATCTTGCAAAAATGCAGTAGCTAAAAGCCACTTTGGATGTAACTGTCCATCTATTTCATCGTAATAAACGAATAATTTCATAAGATAAATTCTCCTCCCCGACTTGATCCTTTAATTGAGAGAGAATACGGTTAGTTGAATCGTATATCTTCCCCGGTTGTAGAGATTTTCTTTTTCTTTTGATTTTCAACTTTTTGCATTCGCAAATGGAACTCATGTCTTTCCTTCTCTCTTTTAATTGAATGAATCCGTTCAATAATAACTCTCTGAGGTAATTCAAATATATCACTTAATTTATCAATAGATTGGTACTTTATTGCAAAAGGCTCAAATAGATACCTTGGCATAGATAAATAAAGAGCAAGACGATTTGCTTGAGCCTCTTGCAAATCATTGAACCCTTTCGCAAGTATATTTTGTTCTCCTTCATGGGCGATAATGTGAGCTAGCTCGTGGAAAAATATAAAACGCTGCTCATAATATGATAGACGATTATCAATATAGATTAATGCAAAATCTTGATCATACAAACAGTTACTTGTTTTATTATGGTAACGTATTTCGACTTTAAACACCTCACAGAGATTTTCTATCGACAGTTGCTCTAAAGTACATATATTTTTTTCTTTCATTAGATTTGTAATTTGAATCTCTTTTAATGTTGCATATTGCACTGTATTATCACCTCATGTATAGGGAATGTATGTTCGTATCTAATGCGTAAATAAAAGTCCAAAAGGACCTTTATTAATCCCTTATACTAATATAAGGGGTTTTTTACATATTTGACAAAATACATAGTAAATTGAGTTTTTTATGAATTGTTCAATCTTTGTTGCATTCTTTTTTTTAATTTACGAAATTCTTCGCGTTGGCGCATTAAGTATTCTCTTTCTTCTTCATCTTCAACATCTACTGCACCACCGTCAAATGCAATATTAATTTCGGTTCGAGGCTGGTTTGTACGGCCGAGAAGATAGTCGGTATCAACATTAAAGAAGTCAGCAAATCTATTAATCATGCCTACATCTGGCATTCTTGCTCCGTTCTCATAGCCTGAAATAGTAGATTCGGCTAAATTGAACTTTGAACCAAACTCCTTAACAGTATAGGGAGTTTTGGTTTTTCTTAAATGACGTAACCTTTTACCAAATTCCTTTTTATCCATTTAATCACCGCCTCTCATTTATATTATAAAGTTAACTATGCAAAATGAAAAGTGTTAATAAAAAATTCGCAAAACGCATTGACGCTATTCATATTGCGTTGTATCATGGATCTATGAACGCATAATGCAAAGTGAGGGGGGAGAATATGCGGCTTAAAACTCTAGAAATCGATTCTAAAAACAAAAAATCTAGAAATGCCAATGAAAGAATTTGATATGCCTTTTGTTATAGTAGTCTCCGATGGACAAGCTAAATCAACAGAGTTACCAGCATATGGTGTAACAAGTATTATTACACACCAAAACAAAGTGAAAAGAGTTAAGTTTGATGAAGGTGAGGATTTTTAAAAGTTATGATGAATGCATTCGTTCTACCAGTCACCTGGAGGACACTGATGAGTACGGTATAATCCGTATCTTTCAGTGTCCTCTTTTTTCATGAAGGTTAAACGATGCACTGTAGCAATAGAAAAACGACACGAATGAGAGGAGATGTTGTATTATGTCATCCCGCCTAGAAGAAAAGCAGAGTAGGAATAAGATAAAGGAAAAGGTAGAAGCGGCATTAGAAAAGTATCAAATGTATTTATTATTGGTGGACGAGGCTGTCATTCCAAAAGTAACTCAATCGTATTCTATTATTCCACCAACGAAGACAAATGTATTTTATTCGAGTACGGAAAATGCAGCATTAGAAAGCATTGAAAGAAATAAGCAATATGGTCAGTACATTGAGCGTATTAGAAAAGCAATAAATAAACTGTCAGATCAAGAAAGGGCAATTATTATTAAGAGATATTTAGTAGGAGATACTTTTGATTATCAGGTATACAATGAGCTTAGTTTAAGTGAAAGGCAGTATTATCGTATTAAAAGTAAAGCGATTCATAAGCTAGCATTTATTTTACAGCTGTGATGGCAGACATTTGGCAGAATGAAGGCAGAGCATAACGCTAAAAAACGATTATGATGATAGTAAGTTAAATTTTCATTAAAACAAAACGTATTTGCAACTATTAGGCGTTGCTACTAGTAGGGGCAAAAAGGAGGAAGCGAAGGTGGACGTTTCGTCTAACAAGAAATATCTTGTTAACATAGAGCTTGAAAATAATGTAAACAGTAGGGATCAAAGGAATGCTAGGAAAGAGAATCAGCGTCAATTGATAATTCCAAAGACGGTTGAAGAATATCGTAAGGTGCTTCAAGCTGAGGGAGATAGAAGAGTAACAATGGCACTGGAAACAGCAAAAGCGAAATGGGAACAGGAATATGAACAGAGGATTAAGAAAGAGAGAGCAGAGGCTATAAAAGCTGCTCAAAAATCGGTAGAAAAAGAGAGAAAGCGATACTTGATAAAGCAAAAGTTGATAGGGAAGCATTAGAGAAGGTATTAAAAAAAACTGAATTAAAGCTAAAAACGATCTATCTATTAAATGATAGAAACCTGCCAATTACGTTTGTAAACTTTTTATTAGATCAGGATGTAGACAAGATTGAAAGAAATGTAGAAGACTTTCAAAGAGCTTTCTATAGTGCAGTAGAAGAGGCGATTACAGAGATGCCTAAAAAGAAACTTAATTGTAATCAATAGAATAGCTCATTACGGTCCATTTTATCTAATTAATTGGAGACGTAAAGGAAGAAGGAGCTTAAGATGGATATTCTGGAGCGACTAATTGTAGAGATTATAAATGAACAGGATTATGATCTACCTGTGGTATCACCTATTTTACTTGAAGAAAATAGTGTGGCTGTCATGGGTATATCAACAAATGATAACCGTCTTTATTATGATGGTTCAAAAGAGCAATCCTTTACTTTTCAAGTATTAGTTAGGCATGAAGTGCAGTTTGAAGCATACCGAACGTTACTGCATATTGCCAATTTGTTATTAAATAAAAAGGATGTTCGTAGCAGTCATTCTTATGATTTTATGCAAATGAGGATGGCAGAAGAACCTAAAAGGTTAGTAAAGGCAGAGGATTATTATATTTTTGCTGCACAATTTAGTGCTGAATTTTATATTAGAGGAGTGGATATTGATGGCTAGACAAAAGAATGCATTAACTGGATATTTTGTGGCTGCTATGCCAACAGCTGGAGAAGAACCTGAATACATGGAGTTAGCAAGATGGATTTCAACAGTTACGGATGATACAGATGAAACGAGTGAGGCTACAGGTTATTATGATGGGGATGGAAATCCAACTACAGATGTTACAGCTCGTTTAGAGCAATATTCGTTTGAAGGTATGTTTGACAAGGATGATCCTGCGATGGCATTTATTAATAGTATTAAGCGTGAGGTTGGAGAAGGCCGGAAAATTATGTTCAAAAAAGTTGAATCAGATGGAACAGAGGTTGAAGGCCCTGCTACGGTAACAGTACCCATTACGAGCGGTGGAGAAGCAACTGAGTTTGCGACTTTTAGCTGCACAATTGGATTTGATCGGAAGCCGACTATTACTGCAGTGCCCTAATGAGCCCCAGAGCATGATGGGGGAGTAGAAGATGAAATAGAATAAATGAACGGAGGGGAAACCCTCCTATTTTAATTATTGGAGTGATGATGAGATGGCTATAAAAATTGATATTCAAAAAACCGTAATACCAGTACAAATTGGCGAGTTAGAGTATACGGTTGATGTTTCAGATGAAGCAGTTAAAAGAGTAAGGGAAGGTTACCGACACATTAAAGAAGAAGTGGAAGCTATGCAGATGGGAGTCGGTTATGAAGAGGATTTCAACCGAACAAAAGAGGTGTTAGCTCAGTCTTTTAATTTAATATTAGGTGAGGATGCTTTTGAAGGCTTATATAATCAAACACCTTCAATTACACTGCTTGCCAAATATTTAATTATAATCGTCGAAAATTTAAATAATGAATTTGAAAAAGTTGGATTAACTCAAACTCAGGCAGATAAAGCTAAAAAATATCTTAAGAAGAAATAGGTGATAACAAGTGTTTAATCTTGCTTATTCACTTGAGAAGACCGTTGATATTGATGGCACATTATATGAAGTAGATATGAGTTATGATAACATTTTAAGGTTATATGAATTATTAAACGATGAAGAAATAGATGATAGAACACAAGTGGAAATTGCACTAGTAATGTTACTAGGGGTTGAACTTGATTTAAATATTCAGGTTAAGTCGGATATTTTAAGGGAAATTTATAATCAGTTAATTGCAGGAGATCGGCAAATGGAACAGGCAATTGATATACAAGGAAATCCCATGCCAGAAGTAGTGAAAGGGAACAATCCACCATATTCCATTAAACAAGATGCTGAATATATTTATGCTTCTTTTATGCAGGACTATCAGATAGATTTATTTGAACAGCAAGGGAAGTTAGATTGGAGAAAGTTTTTAGCTTTACTTGATGGATTGAAAGGCGATACGCGGTTTAAAGAAGTAGTGAATATTAGAACAATGGAATTACCAAGTGGAAAAGGGAGTGCAAAGCAACGTGAAAAGATAAACAAAGCTAAGAAGGCATACCAGTTAAAAGGATAATTATTTTAGTAAATATTAACATCCATTTGAGGAAGTAAGCAATAATAAAGCGTAACCGGATGCTTCTTAAGAAGTAGTCTTTATAGTCCTATTGGTGCACTTGTATGAGGAGCTATTGGTTAAAGAAATAACGCTTATATGCTTTCTAGATTGAGGAAGTACACAGGAAGAGTTTGAAAAGTTTTGCAAAACTAGTCATTCGTTTAGGGATGGCTATTTTTTATGCAATTTAAAGGCAGGTGAAATAAATGGGAGATGGGCAAATAGTTATAAACATAAAAATTAATGATAAAGTCATTTCGTCCGTATTAGATCATGTCGACAAACAAGTCAAAGAGCAAGAAAAGAAAAGTGAGAAAGTTGCTTTTAACTTAGGTAATATTGTGAGTGCATTAAACCTTGATTCATTTGCAAAAAAAGGAATTGAACAATTAAAAGAGTCGTTTATTGAGGGATTCGATCAAATTGATGTTATTGAGTCATTTGATCGAACAATGACTGCAATTACTGGAAGTAGTGATGTGGTAGCTGAAGCATTAGATAGAACAAAACAGGCTGTTACAGGTACTGCGTTTGGATTCGATACAGCTACTAAAGCCGTTCAAAGTCTTGTGACACACGGTACAGATATCCATAAGGCAACTGATTACATTGAGATATGGGGAGATGCAGTTGCTTTTTACGGTAATGGCAGTAGGGAGCAATTTTCTGATGTGACTGATTCATTAGTAAATATGCTTTCTACAAATCAAGTTTCAATGGATCAAATAAACAGACTATATGATGTAGGAATATCAGCTCCTGAAATGTATGCTGATGCGACAGGGAAAAGCGTCGAACAAGTTAAAAAGGGATTAGAGGATGGCACCATTTCCGCAGAGGATTTTGTAGGAGTAGTTACGAAAAGCATGAAGGATGGAACTGATAGCTTTGTTTCAATTGAAGGAGCTGCAAAAGAAGTAGGAGTAACGTGGGAGAACGTCTTTGATGTTATACGTGACTCGGTAACACGTGGTGCAACTACGATTATCCAATCAATTGATGAAATGCTTACGTCTAATGGTTTACCAGATATGCGAACAATGATGGTAGAGTTCGGGTTATTGTTTGAAAATACGCTTAATTCCCTTGCGGAAGCAATTCCCCCTTTACTTGAACGTTTAAAACAAGTGTGCATTATTTTAGAGCCTTGGCTACCGTTGTTAGGGAGTATTGCTATTGGACTAGGATCAGCTGTATTAGCTATTGCGGGATTTAACTCAACTGTAAAAACATTTAATGATGTCACTAATGCAATTAAACTCATGAACACAGCACTTTTTACAAGTCTATGGTTTTGGATTATTGCGGCTATAGTTGCGGCAGCAGTCTTAATTTATACTTATTGGGAGCCAATAAGTGGTTTTTTCATTGATTTATGGGAAAAAATAAAAGAATCTGGATTCGCGATATGGGAATGGTTGAAATCCGTGTGGGTAGAGACCGTTGATACGTTTATTATGTTATGGGAAGGTATTAAAGAGTTTTTCGTTGATCTTTGGCAATCAGTAGTAGAAGTAGCTGTTACTATTTGGGACCTAATAGTTGAACGATGGAATGAAGTGATCGAATCGATTTATGCTATATTTGGTCCACTAATTGATTTTTATATGGAGCTCTGGGAAAGTATATTCGCCGGTACTAGTCAAATATGGGAAAATATCATTGAATACTTTAGTAGCACCTGGGAAAATATTAAAATCATTGCCAGTGCGGCTTGGGAACTAATAAAAAATGCTATTTTAGGTCCAATCCTTTTGTTGATCAATTTGCTACAAGGTGACTTAGATGAATTTGCTGACAACCTTTATGCCATATGGGAAAACATTAAGGAAGCAGCTACAACGATATGGGAAACAATAAAAGAACAAATTTTATTATACGTTCAATTTGTTATTGATCAACTTGTCATTTTATGGGATGGGCTCAAGTCATATTTAATAGGATTATGGGACTCTGTTCTTTCTGTTGCATCTAATATATGGGATAAAATCAAATCAAGTATTAGTGATCGAATAAAGGCAACTCAGTTACTTCTTCGGGAGATATGGGAATCCATTGTCCTTAATATATTTCGAAAATTGGCTGATATATGGGATGAAGTGAAGAGGAAATTTAATGAAGTGAAAGACGCAGTAAAAGAAAGAATGGAAGATGTTAAAAATACGATAAAAGACATATGGGATGAAGCAGTTTCCTTTTTACTAATATCGATTTAAAGGATATTGGAAAAGATATTATTCAAGGATTAATTAATGGTATTGGCGGAATGGCAACAGGGTTTTTAAGAAAGTAAATGAAATTGCTGAAGGAGTTAAGGAAAAGATTAAAAGTGCGTTATCTATTTATTCACCATCAAGGTGGATGCGTGATGTAATAGGGGCGAACTTAATGAAGGGCTTCGAAGTTGGTGTTGAAAAAGAAAAAAATAGTGTCATGAGAAAATCTGAAGAAGCAACCAATTGGATGAAACCTGATATCAGCGATTTTAAAAACCATTTAAGAGGACTGTCTATTCCATTAGGTCATTTGGCTGGATTATCATCATTAAATGTAATAGCTAACGGAGCAATTACAAATGAAAACAATGCTGGTAGAGAGCATGTAGATCAGCCGGCCATCATTAATGTAAATGTAGGTAGTAAACGAATCGCAAGTGAAATTATTGATGACATTACGAGGATGCAGGAAAGAAATAAATCTAGGCAGCAACGTTTACAAAGTCAAAAGGGGGTTTTTGTGTGATCTTTAATGGAATTGAAAAAGAGTACATTGGCGTGACAAAAGAGCTATTCCGACCTCCTACTCCTCCTGTCGAGTTCTTAACGACCACAAAGTTAAAAGGAGGCGATCGAGTTAGAAGAAAGAACTTCACAAGTGCAGAATTAACGGTTCCGATTACAATAAAAGGAGGTAAGAGAATTGAAGAAAGAAAAGAAGATTTATCTAATTGGTTAGTTCATGATGAGCCTAAAAAACTAATATTTAAAGACTCGCCACACCGTTATTTTTTAGCTTTATATAAGGATATGGAGTTGGAGGAGAATTATAAATTTGCAAGGGGGCATATTCAATTTTATTTACCAATTGCTTACCGATTTGGTGAGGATCAGCAAATAGACGTTGGCTCAACATACACAAGCTATCATATTACAGGACAAGTTGAAATGCCGTGGAAAAGTCGATCGGTCTTTACTAGTAGCAGTTCAAATTTTACATTTGAAAACAATCAGGGTGGTAAAATCCATCTAAATTTTAGTTTTGTAGAAAATGACGTATTAGAAATAGACTATGCAAAACGAGAGGTTAAGTTAAATGGCGAAAATTTAGCAGTTGCATTATCGTTGCAGTCCAATTGGTTTCTATTAAAGCCACATGTTAATACGTTTAGGGCAAGTCAACCAACAACCGTGATGTATACGGAAAGATTTTATTAAATATGAAATCTATTATAGAGAGGAGGAACTCTATTGGCTGAATTATTTATTTTCAATCAGGATGACCGTTTATTAACGGTGATTACTGAAGAAACAGGACTGATAGAAGCACGACTTCGGGAAGAGCTGAACCGTATTCCGGATCAGCCTTTCTCATTTACGATTGAAGCAGATACAGAGGGAGCATCTTATATAGTAGAAGAAAATCAGGTCGTCTTTCGAGATATGGAAGGCGATCTTCGTTTATTTATTATTAAAGAGTTAGATGAAATTGATGATATAGATGGTCCACAAACGACGGCGATCTGTATGCCAGCTTTTGCAGAGGAATTGCAGGAGCATATCGTCGTAGAACAAAGCTTAACTAATCAGCCAGCACAGGTTGCATTAGATGCAGCTCTTAAAGGTACGCGTTGGACAGGTGTTGTTGAAGGGGAGTTTGGTGAAGCCTCCACACATTTTTATTATATTTCATCTGCAGTTGCCGTTTGGAATGTTCTTGAATTATGGGGAGGTGATATCAAGGACGTTGTCTTAATCAATGAACAAAATCATATTGTTGCTCGTAACGTGAAGCTCCTACAGAGGCTTGGAGGGGACTACGGGAAACGGTTCGAGATAGATCATAATATAAATGAAATCCAGCGTACTGTTATATCGTATCCAGTTACCGCTTTGTACGGTAGAGGGGCCTCATTATCTAAAGAAGATGGTGAAGGAGATTATACTCATTATCTTGATTTTACAAATATTGAATGGAAAACGTCAAAGGGTGATCCAGTTGATAAACCATTAGGGCAAGGTTGGGTCGGTGATCCTCAAGCTTTACAAAAATATGGTCGTGAACATAACGGGAAGCTATTGCATCGAGAAGGAATCTGGCAGGACCATGACATTGAAGATCCAGCAGTACTTTTACAAAAAACGTGGGAACAACTTCCGAAATTAAGCAAACCAGAAGTCAATTATCGTTTGTCAGTATATTTACTTGAGCATATTGCTGGATATGAGCATGAAAGAGTGAGTCTTGGTGACACGGCTAGAGCCATTGATAGACAATTCAGTAGACCAATTGAAATCCAAACCCGAATTATTGCGGTCGAGTATGATCTTCTAGACATTGAAGGGACTGCAATGGTTGAAATGGGGCAATTCCTCTCGGTGTATGAAGATGATCGTATTGAGAAAATAGAGGCAGATATTGATCGGAATCGAGGGAAGTGGGAGGCAGAAGCACAACCAATTACAAATGATCGTTACCCAAATATTAAACCAAAAGCACCGGTTAATGTGAGGGCAGAAGGTGGATTTCAGGTTATACAAATTTATTGGGATTATTCGAATGAAGTTTACGTTAATTATTACGAGGTTTACGGAAGTCAGGTTAAGGATTTTGTACCTGATAGTCAACATTTATTGTGGCGTGGGAAAGTGAGTGCCTTTGCCCACACCGTTGGCACTGATCAAACCTGGTATTACTACGTAAGAGCCGTTAACTATCAGGACACTCCGAGTGATTGGTCAATGCAAGTGACTGCAAGCACACATCGAGTGATATCAGATGACATTTTGTTTGGTCCCGATCTTGCCGGACACTTACGTGAGTTAAACCGCATATCAGACATCATAGGCGAGGGAGGCGTTGACTTTGACAACATTTCGCAACATGCACGAAACTTATTAGAACAAGAGGCGAGAACATACACAGCCGAAGAGGTACAACGTGTCGAACGTGAATTAGTAGGTGGACTTGCTGAAAAAGCCAATCTTGACTATGTGGATGGACAGTTCAGGTTGCTGGATGATGAGATCAGTTTTGTAACAGACACGGTCGATAATTTGACAACTATATCTAATAACTTGCGTTCTAGAGTGGAAGAAAATGAACAAGTCTTATCTGAAGCGGATGGGAAAATTGTTACGATAGAAACAGAGATAGACGACATAGAGGGTAAGTTATCCGTTGCTATCGATGAGTTGTCGGTTGTTGAAAACACGATCCAAAATCAACAAACTCAGATAGAAGCTAATGCTGAAGCGATAACCTTTAAGGCAGATCAGGACGAAGTAGAAACTCTTTCGGGTAATGTAAGATCTTTAAGTTCCGAGTTGCAATTCCAAGCTGGGGAAATCGAGCTAAAAGCCGATAAAGAAGAACTCAGGCAGGTTAACAATAGGGTAACTGGAATATCAACAGATGTAGCCAGCCTACGGGTGTCGTATGACAGTATAACCTCAACGGTCAGCTCATTGCAGTATAACATAGATCATATGGAAATCGGTGGAAGGAACTACCTTCTTGATTCTCAGTTTAAATATGAGACTGATTACTGGGTGTTTTATACCGCTAGTACAGGAGAGGGACATGTAAGTAAGGTTGGAGATATGGTTGTTATCGACGGTATTAGTGGGTCAAACGGACCATACTCAAGGAACGGAGTTAATAGACCTACTTTTTACAGAGGAGATGTTGTGACAGTCTCGATATGGATAAGGGGTCAAGGTACATTAAGAATAGGTCTCAATGGCACGTCTACTACGACATTCCAAGTTAATGCTCGAGAGTATACCAGATTCTCGCATACTTTCGCCATTAACTCTGATGTAGCTACAAATGCATTTGTCTTCTATGGTATAGACCAGTGTTACTTTGAAATCCAACAGGTTAAAGCCGAGAAGAGTAGTAAACCCACAGACTGGACGCCCGCACCGGAAGATGCTACAGAAGATCTAAATGGTCTATTAGATAGTATGACTAGGTTGGAATCTGAAATCAGACAGAATGCCACTGAAATATCTTCACGAGTAACCGAAACGACTTTTAGGAACACCACCAGTAGTTTAGCTAAGGAAGTGGATATTGTGAGTCAAGGCCTCTATCACGCCGAATCTTTAATCCAACAGAATGCTGCTCAGATACAGCTTAGGGTGACCGAGACAGATTTTAACAATCTAAAGATAGGTGGAAGGAATCTAATACCCAACTCCACTTTCAACAAGGGGAGTTGGGACTGGGTTAGTTTTAGTAATGCCAGAGCGTCGATTCTATCTCCAGAAGTAGATAAACCCGACAGTAATATACTGCACATCAACTATAGTAATTTTAGCTCTAACACGCCTATAAGGAACCGAAAAAGAACTCTAGTAAAGGCGGACGGGTCGGAAAAGGCAACCATAAGTTTCGACATTTACGCTGATAATATCAATAGACTGAGTCACCTCCTATTCACTGTTAGATTAAATCAACAAGCCACCGGTACAAGTGAAACTACAATAACCAATATAAGACGTTCCGACATTGAAGATGAGATTGTCGAAGGTGAGTGGGTCAGAGTAGAGGTCACTTTTGATATACCGTCTAACTCGAGAAAATGGATGACGGTTGCTTTTTATAATTCTAATTCTAATAACAGTGGTGGAACGGTCGACTTTAAGCTAAGAGAGTTGAAACTTGAACTAGGTGGCAAGGCTACGGACTGGAACCCGGCTCCAGAAGATGTACAGAACAGTATAACTAATATGGAGACATCAATTAATCAGCTGTCAGGGAAGATCGAGCTTACAGCCTCTAAAGATGAGGTAAATGCTCTATCGGGCAGATTAACAACAGCCCAGTCTCAAATAAGGATTAACTCTGATAATATAAATTTAAAAGTAGATAGGGATGGCATCGTATCAGCTATCAATCTATCAAAAGAGGGCATCCGTATCCAAGGTAGCCTCATACACCTAAGTGGACTGACCTTGATTGATAACGGGATAATTAAGACAGCACATCTTGCTAATGCCTCTATAACACGAGCCAAGCTAGGTACAGCTGTTGTAGGTACTGCACAAATTGCTGATGCAGCTATAACGAGTGCTAAAATTTCGAGTGTCAACGCCGATAAGATTAATGCTGAAACTTTATCTGCAATTACTGCTAATCTTGGGACGGTTACAGCTGGTATTCTGCGATCAAATAATAACCGGCTTAACTTTAATCTTAATAACGGGCTTTTAGAGATTAGATCAGGTGGACAGATCAACTTCATGGATCCCGGTAATGGTGTGAAATATATAACTGGCTCTCACACTGCTGGATGATCATGGCCAATAGCAGCGGTCTTAATCGACCTCTTGTTGCGATCGGTGTAGACACAGGCTCAGGGGTAATTAATACGAATAGTGCTAATTTCACCGGTATGATGATACAGGCTAAAGACACAGGTCGTCGTATGCAATTTATAGGAGGGAACTACATTCTTGCAACGAGATCAGACCTATCAACAGCAGGGTTTGTTATCCGCAGTGATGGTAGCGAGAGTACTCGATCTATCTATGGGTGGAACTCATCTACTTACAACTATGATCTAGGTCTAAACAGTGCTCAATTTACAGATGGGTTTATCCAAAACATTAAGGCTAGTCAGGTCATCCATCTACGTGATGCATACAGTACGGGCGGCTGGCGTGTAGAGACACGAGCACAAAGTGGAAAAACAACCATTACATTAAGAGGGATTAATACGAATTCATGGAATTACAATCTAGGAGCAACTGGTTACAGGATTAACCGTCTCTTTCTAAGTAATAGCCCTGACGTAAGTTCAGACGAACGTTTGAAAGAGGACATAACACCTAACACTCTTGGTCTAGACTTTATCAATGACCTTGATACTAACGTATTTAGACTTAAACAACGAGAGTCAGACGTACTTCAAAATCCGTTACAGTTTGGTGTTATAGCGCAACAACTTAAGACGACGTTAGAGCAACATGGTATAGATACAACCGCACACAGTATGCTGTCTCAAAGCGAAGATGGCTTTTTTGGTGTGCAGTATGAACAATTAATTGCACCGACAATTAGGGCAATACAGGAACTTGATGTAAAAATGGATGATGAGGTAAATCAACTTAAGCTTGAGATTCAATATTTAAAAATGAAAATAAAACATTTAGAGGAGAATGTAGCATGAAACTACAATACAAAGATTTGAAGGTTGCAGCAGACTTTTTGAAGAAGGTGTCACTGAAAGGTAAGAAATCGGTGCACCGTATGCGGATTATTAAGGTGCTGGAAGAACAAAATAAGAAGTTTGCAGAGGAAGAACTAGAATTATTGAAATCATATGCAGAATTGGACGAGCAAGGCGAACTTGTATTGAGTGAGGGAGGTGGTTTCAAGATTAAGGAGGACAAAGATAAGAAGGAATTTAGAAAACAACAAGAAGAATTGTATCAAGAGTATTTCGTTGTGGATGAAAAGAACTTAGAAACAGCAGTCAAAACAGTTGAAGAAGTAGTCAATGACTATAATAAAGAGCTTTCTGACAAAGATGCAGAGGCTCATTTTTTATTAGTTGAAGCATTTGAAAATATGGAAGGAGACGAATAATGATGGGACTTATAGAGAAATTGCAGATACAAGTCAGTGGTACAAGGTTCAATAGTGATGATACGGTCCGTGTTGATTTTAGAGGTGTCGATCAACAGGGTGAGATTAATTTGAGTGGTTATGTAGTTGGTACGTTGGATGAGTACTTTACGTATGCTGGGCAAGGCATGGCAGGGTTGCAGGAGTTTACTCGTCAAAAAATTGTTGCACGTTTAAATAGCGACACAGAAGAACAACCAGAAGCCGAGTAAGGCTTTTTTATTTTCGTAAAAAAGAGAGGAGATTTTATATGGAATCACTATTTAAATGGGCTGCAGCATTTTTAGCTGCAGTTATTTCTTTTTTATATGGAGAGTGGACAATCTTGTTATCGATTCTGTTAACGTTGGTGGTTATCGATTATGTAACAGGGCTCGTTGCAGCTAGTGTGAGTGGCGAGATTAAAAGTCGTGTAGGTCTTACGGGAATCGCTCGTAAGATTTTTATTTTTGTGATGGTAGCCGTTGCCCATCTAGTAGACAAGGTTTTGTTAGAGGTTGGGTTTCAGACAGAAGCACTGATTTTTACAGCTGCGATTGTCTTCTATTTAGTTAATGAGTTGATAAGCATTACAGAAAATGTAGGCCGAATCGGTATTCCTATCCCAAAGCAATTAAAACAAGCGATAGAAATTTTAAAAGAAGATGATCAGTAATGGTAGCGATTAAAAAGCAATTAGTATCACAATCTGTCATCAATCAACGGTCGTATGGTAAAGGCAATAAAAAGACGTCGGTTACAGTTCACCAAACAGGAAACACCAATAAAGGGGCAAATGCACAAGCTCATGCTAATTTGCAATCTAGGCTCAATAGCCGTCAAGCTAGTTGGCATTACCAAGTAGATGACAAAGATATTATTCAATCGTTTGATGATGACGTGATGTGCTGGCATGCAACTGATGGTCGTGGTCCTGGTAACAGAACATCGATTTCTATCGAGTTGTGTATCAATAGCGATGCTGATTACAAAAAGACATTGGAAAATGGTGCTGCTCTTATTAAGTATTTAATGGAAAAATATAACTTATCTATCAAAGATGTGAAGCAACATGCTGATTGGGCAAACAAAAATTGTCCAGCTCAATTAAGAGCTGCAAAAGACGGTGTCTCGTGGTCTAACTTTTTAAAGATTGTGGCGGGGAAAGGGGAACAAGTAAAGGGAGAAGTGAAAAAAGTACCTGAGCAGACTTACAAGCCTAAGTCGTCCACAACAATTACAAAACAAACAGATGATGCTTATGTACGAACGATCCAAGAGTGGATAAACAATTACGGATTTAAGAATAAAATTGATGGGTTACCGGGTCCGCAAACACTAGGTGGATTAATTCGTGTACTACAAAGTGAGCTTAATCGTCAATTCAATGCTGGTCTAACTGTAGATGGGATTATTGGACCTAAAACACGTTCTAAGCTAGTCACTGTTCGTAATGGAGCGAGAGGGAATATTACAAGAGTGCTGCAAGCGTTGCTTTACATTAAAGGGTTTAATCCGGGTCCATTCGATGGCATTTATGGCAGTGGAACAGAGAAAGCTGTAAGAGAATTTCAACGTTCTCAACAGATCACTGTAGACGGGATCGTTGGTCCGCAGACTTGGGGTAGGTTGTTTGGACAATAATGTTGGTCTAAAACAGCCTTTCGGATTGCTGAGGAATATAACGAGAAAAGAATTTTAATAAATTAGCCTCCATCTTCCTATTCAGGTGGAGGCTAATTAACACATTACTAATGTTGCTTTTTTGGACTTATTGAATTTTAATTAGCACTTATTAATACGATTGAGGTCTAATTGAGCAATATAATTAGAGCACCGATTTTTATATATCAATTAGGGATGGAAATAACAAACTACAATTTCAAGCATAACTTTTGATCTACCCACCTGACCTCTTTATAAAGCATTATATCGATAAAATACCTGTTTTATTATACCGTTACTATTTTTGACATTAATTATTACCTTATGTAAACTCTTTCATATATTTGAACAAGAATGAGTGAGGAGTATATATATGAAAAGAAAAATAATAAGTATATTAATAGTTATATTTATATTATTAGTATTAATTATTATTAATAGCTACACATCTGCTAATGCATATAGCGGTTATATGGAAATTATTGAGAAGGTAGAACAAGACGATAAGAAAATTGTTACTATACATAATCCAGATTTCGGTTTAATTTCAATTCAATTAAAAAACAATCAAACTATTAATTTTACTAATAAACCTAATAATTTATATGAAGAAATCATTATTACGGAAATCTGGAATGATCTTATCGTAGGACAAGAATATTATATGAATATTAAAGAATATCAATTTCCTTGGAGTTTCTTTGTAATTAATTATGAGATTGATTACTTGAAATTGTATTAA